ACCGGATCGGGCGGGCCAAGTGGCTCCGGCTCGGTAAAACCAACTTGCGATGCCGGCTCGGTAGCAGGCTCGGGACTGCCAAAGGCTTCCTCGAAACCAGTTTCGTCTACACCGCCGGGCGATCCGCCGTAGGCACTTTCAAACCCGGTCTCATCAGTACTGGAAGTGCCCAACCCGCCAGTCGCATCAACCGTATCGTCTTCTACAGATCCGCCAGTGTTACCGCTTAGATCACCGCTCAAGCCGCCAAACCCACCAAACCCGCCAAACCCGCCAAACCCGCCAGTCTCGCCAACTGTATCGTCCTCTACACTGCCGCCCGTATTACCGCTTAGATCGCCACTCAAGCCGCCAAATCCAGCAAAACCAGCTTCGTCAACGCCCTGGTTGCTGCTGAGTGATGTATCAATTCCAATTGCTCCTAAGTCAGGAGAAGAACCAACTTGGCCCTGGTCTTTGCCCTCGACTGTACTTCCGAAACCAACATCCGGCGCTCCAAGTCCAGCGGGCGTGGAACCCAACGCAGAAGCGGCAGACATTGCAGCCAAATCTGCGGCGTTGGCGGCAGCATTAGCACTCATGCCTGTCTCGTCTTCGTCGTCATCGTCGTCGTCTTTGTTGTCTTCCTTGCCCGCAATTTCTAGAGCAGGATCGAAAGGTGCCGGGTCCGGTGCCGGATCAGGCTCAGGAGGTTCAGGCTCAGGGCTTGCCGGTTCTGGTTCAGGCTCGGCTCCTGGTTCTGGCTCAGGCTCGGCCCCATAACTCCCGTAAGTTCCGGGGGAAGTATCGAAGTCAAAGTCACTCTCCGGGTCAGCGTCTACATCGGACGCGCCACTCTCGGTGTCATCACCTTCGCCATCATCACCTTCACCACCTTCACCACCTTCGCCACCTTCACCACCTTCTCCACCTTCGCCGTCAGCGCCATCGTCGCCATCATCTCCATCGTCACCATCATCCCCGTCGCCACCGCCATCGTCTCCACCACCGTCATCCCCGTCTCCCCCGTCTCCGCCACCACCATCCCCATCACCATCGCCGTCATTGCAGCAAATGAACGGGCTGGTGCAGTCGAGCCGCTCGACAGCCATCCAATGCAGCTTGATGAAGTCTTCGATGCTCATACGTTTGCTGCCATGCGAATGAACGTTGCGGCGATCGAGATCAACTCAACATCCGGCCTCGACTGTTGTCCGATAGTGACTTGCACGATCGGCGCATGACTGAACCCGGTCTCGCCAATAGACACCCACATGGTGTTCTTCACCGGAGGAATGCCGGCGCTTGGCGCATCCCATAGCGCCGTGTCCCACAGCCCCTGATCCCATACATCCAGCAACCCAGGATCGGGGCCAGCGTTGGGTGGCGCCGGCACCCTGAACTCGTAGTCGGTGGTGGCGGAAAGCTGCGGCTCGAACGGCTCTCTGGCGGAACTGAAGAACGCCGCTCGAGCCTGGAACCACGTAACCTGGTTGGGCGGCGCCTGGAACATTTCCCAGCCACCGATCATCTTGCAGACGTAGGTGTTGCCGGTGTTTGTGCCCAAGCCAACGTCCCATTGCGCGTCATCGAGGCCGGTGCTCTCGGCCTGCAATATCTTCCCGTCTTGAGTGCCAAAGAACAGACTGCCGCGCAGTTTCATGAAGCACATAGCGTCCCAGCCGGTGTACCGCGACCAGGCGCCGGTATGCAGATTGCTGACGCCGACCGTCTTGGTGTTGTAGCTTGTGCCGCCGGGGAAATTGACGAGTAGCGCGTCACCCTCGTCCCACTTGCACAACGTCCAAGGATAAACGTCCTTGGCTTTTAACTCGCGCATCCACATCGGCTCGATGTTGTAGGAAATTGCCGACAGTGACAGCGCCGATACGTCCTTCTGGATGGCGCCAGATAGCGGCACGATGCCATCGACCGTGGCAACCAACACGTCGCCGCCAAGTTGCTGATGCCCATTTTTTCCTAACGGCTTGGAAATGTCATACCGCCCCTCCTGCCGCCAATTGGCTGAAGTGGTCGGGTCGGTGCCAGTGAACACAAGTAGCTCGCCCTGGTCGGTGGCAAACACGCATTTGTCGTCAATACCGTCGCCGGCATCGATCGACCAACTTGCTCCAAAAAGTAGCGAGCCGCCGCGCTTGGCGGCGCCAGATAGCGGGATGTAAATGAGTTCGCCGGCAACGGCGTTGAGCGGCAAGCAGTAGGCGTTCATGCTGCCGCCCTGAACGAAGAACAGGCGGTTGCGATATTTCCAGACGTAAGTCAGTCCGTGGCCGGCGACGACGGCAGCCGGTACGCCGGGAGTTGTTCCCACAATGCGCCCCGGTGTCCCGGCAAAGGCGATGTCGAGATATTCCCAGGCTGTGCCGTTGAACCGTCGCACATAATCGCCGGCGTCGTTGCAGATGAGCAGCCAGTCGCCGCCGCTGTTGGCAAGCTGCGCCGCGCTAAAGTTCCCGTTGGTGATAGTCCCGACACCGGTCTGCAATACCGGACTATCAGCAAACGACACATCGAAGATCCGCGTTGCAGTCGCGGCAAACATGCGCTGGTTGGCGCCGCTGACATACTCAAACCCGGACCGCACGATCTCGACCGGATCAGGCAGCGTCGCCCACCGCTCGGTGCCGCCGCGCAGGCGCAAGCCCTTTTGCGTCGGAAACCAGTTGTCTATGACGTTGACACTGCCAGGCTTGGTATAGGCCCAGTTCTCCACCTCGATGATGCCGCGGATCGGCGCCGGCAGCGTTACCGTCTGATGGCGCACCGCCATCTCGCCGGGGACAGGCTGGCGGCGAAATGCGGCGTGTCCGCTCATGTCGGTACCGGCCAGGGATAGGCCATTTGCGCCGCCGCACTGATAGGCTGCCTGCCGACAATGATGGGCGCTGGCTTGTCGGCGCCGGCAATATTGACCAGGGCGTCAGAGTAGGTACCCATATCCTCGGCGTAGGGCGAACCCTTGCGGCATTTCCATTCCCACGTCATGCCAAGTTTCAGTAGCCGCTCATTAATGCGAAACTCGTCGGCGTCGTTTACGAACGTGTCGCCATTGCCGCCGCCGAACAGCCGCACGCAGTTCTTGTCGAGATAGACAAAACTAAGAGTGCTGCCGGCAGCAGGCGCCGGATAGACCAGCATGTCGGTGCCAATCATCGTCCACTCGCCCCAGCCGCCGAGGTAGTTGCCGGCACGCCGCGCCAGCCACTCGTCCGTGTCGGAAACAAAGACCAGCGGCAGGCGCGGCATGGCGGAAGAATAGACTTGGGACGTAAGCAGCATGCGCTTGAAGTTTGCCGGCATGGCGAAACTGACGGAGCCGTCCGCGTTCGTCACGCCGGCAGCGGCGGCAAAGGTGTTTACCAGTTTCAGTGCAGTCCACTCGCGGACATCGTAAGCAATGCGCTGCGCCATCTCGTTGGCGAGAGACAGCAACTCGGCCTGCGTGCGGGGCTGGATAGATGTGCCAAACATGGAGACAGGAGGGTTAACCCCTATCGCCATGCAGACATCTTTCGTCACCGAAAGCAGACTCATGCCGCCACGTTGCCCTTCTGCTCCTGCGCCATGCGGATCAACGTCTTGCGTGACGGGTTGCCCCGCGGCGTCATTCCGGTCAACGACTTGAGATGCTCCTTGATCTCATCGTCAGTCATGCTGTCATACTCAGTTGGCGCTTCTGGCGTTGCCGGCAGTGACCTGAGATCCTCCTCAAGCACTTGGTTGCGGGCTTTCACGGCTTCGAGCTCGGCCTCGAGTTTTGTGACCTTTGCCATGTCGGTGGCACTCTCCAGAAACGCGATAGCTTGGTTCTTGAACTCACGCCCGCCAGGGCCGAGGTTCTTCAACTCGGCGCCATCGACGATCGCCAGTGCCTCGGCGGTGTAGATGTTGAGCGCACGCAGCTCGGCACGCTTGGCCTCGGTCAGAAACGCCAGGTAGTCGAGTGGCGTACCGCTCTTGGTCTGCCGGTCGTGTGCCTTGAATTGCTGATACTGCTTGGCGAACCGCTCGGCGAACGTAATGCGGCGCGTATCGCCGGTGATCGGGTCTTCGCCCCAGTGCGACCCCTCTGTTGCCGGATACACGCCAACATCCTTAGAGCCTGGGTGGCGCAACTCGACATATTCAACGTCATCGAAGATCGGCCGGCCAGCCTCGGCGGACTTCTTGGGGTTTTTCACAACGTCGTTGCGAAACACCGCGACGACGCCCTTGTCATTCGGTACAGCCATTTCGTTTGCCCTTCCTGTTTATAAAAAGGCGGATGCAAAGACGCCGGAAGGCCATCAAACGCCCCGGCACCCGCCCCTCTCTCGATCCAGCCCGCGTCAACAAACCGGATCGCAAGCCCGTTACGAACCCGGTGTCGGGTCGTACAGTTTCCAGTTGAACTTCGGGTTGGTCATGGTGAGTTCCCCCATCCAGCCGATGAACTGGGCGATGGCGTCCTTGTCGATCGGCATCATTCCCTCACCCTTGAAGATCGAGTCGAAGTTTCGGCTTGGGTGATAGCGCAGCCTTAAGCTGTCGGTGTGCAGGCCGTAGGTGGTGTCGGCCGGCATGTCGGAACCCATGCCGCCCTCCAGCACGATGGTGCTGCGCTTGCCGCCGCCGATATATTCCAGCGTCGAGAACCCAAGCTTGCCCAGCGTGCCGCTGGTCTGGCGTTGGATAGCGATGGTCGCAGCGTCATAGGCCTCGTAGTGCTGCGGCGACATCAACAGCAGATCCGCGTAGTCCTTGCCGCGCGAGTTAGCGGTCATGATGCGGTTGAGCAGCGGACGAATGGTGGTCGAGGTGACTTGCGTCACGCCGGCCATATAGGTCTGCACGTTGAAGTAGCTGGTCTGCCACCAGGCATTTTGCGCCCGGTCGATACCGCCATAGACGCCGGTGGTGTTGGCAGTTGGGATCGCCGTCTGCAGGCCGGTGAGCTGCTTGCCGCCGCCGGCAGCATGCAACGCGCCATCCATGGCGTCTTCCAACGCCCGCTCGGCTGCGGCCATGTAGCTCTGGAGCACTGCGAAGACCTGGGCTTCGCCCTCGTTGTTGAGGATCTCCTGCTTGGAGAGAATGATGGGCACCGCGACCATCTTCGGCTCGAACCAGGCGTCGGCGAACAGGTCGATCGCCGGGTTAAGCAACACATCATAGCCGTTGTACCACTGCGCGGTCTGCTTCGCGATCTGCAGCGTCTGACGGATGCGTGGGCCGCTGTAGGTTTCCCATAAGCCCTTGTCGCGCATGACGGCCAGAAGCGCGTTGTTGTCGGAGACGAGATCCTGGTAGCTCGAGGAGCGATCCTCGATCGCCATCGACAGGATCTGCTGATACGGAAGATTGCTTTCGGTTCCAACCGGAAGAATAGGCATGGCTCAGTCCTTTGCGAATACGACGCGCAGGACGAGCGTTAATTCAGCCCCCTACACGCCATTACCGACACGGCGCGCTGCTCGCGCAAGCGCCTCTTGTATCGTTGGGTGTTTCGCTTCCCCGTTGTTGCGCCGCTGCCCGGCTGATGGGCGTGTGTTGGCGGGACTGCCGCCGTCTGGAGCGCCGCTGATCGAGGTCTTTCGGGTCTGAGCCGGTGTGGTGCGGGTCTGAGCCGCCTGTGGTGCGCTGGAAGGCCGTAGCTTATCCGCGCGGGCATAAGCTTGCTCCAGCGGGAAGCCTAGATCAAGCTCGATCTTGATCTGGTCCGCCAGTTCATCGAACCGCGGGTGCTGCTCGGCAAACTTGTCCACCTCGGCGCGGGTGCCGGCAAACCGTTGCTGGTACACCATCTGGCTGAGAAGTTTGTTCTGCTGCTCGACCTTCTGGTGTAGCTCACCGATCCGCGCCTCGGCGGACGTTTGCTGGTTGCGTTGCTGCACGAGCTGGTGCTGCTCGGGCGTCATATTGACGATGTGATGCGCAACATCCTGGATCGTCAGTGGGCCGCCGTGTGGGCCCCTTAGCCCCTGGCTC